TGACTGGAGTTCAGACGTGTGCTCTTCCGATCTCAACCATTCCCAAACAGCCGGATACTCTTTGGCATCCAACCGTTCAAGCTCTTGCGCGACCTGTTTTCCCGCCGTCGGCCAAGCGGGGCAACTACATTTTGTCGTCGCGCATGAGGTCAAGTATATCGGCAGGAGCAGCGTGAGGACGAGCCGCGATTTCGGCAATCTTTTTATTTTGATTTGCTTGTATTTCGGCATTTCTCAAACGCTCCTTTAATTGACCGGTTTTATAAGCCAGAGCGGCAATGGCAACCGCTCCGGCTAAGATGATGACGTATTGCGTCATGCGTGTTTTGCTTTGTATTTTGTGTAGAGGTTGCGTCCGATGATAAACAAGCCGGAAACACCCGTAATCGCCGAAGTCGTATAGCCGACGATTTCCGCCTGTTCGGTCGCCGAAACGTCAACGCCCAAAGCTCCGACAACGGAAGCCAAGACGCAAACGACTGCCGTGATCAGAGTCGGACTAATGATAGAAGTTTTGTTTTCTGCCATAGTTAATTCTCCTTGTCTTTCAGTTCACAATGCGGACGATCCCACGGAATTGTGTTGACGATTTCAATGCCGAGTTCGTCAGCGCATTGTTTTTCCAATGCGGCAAGTTTGTCCCACAAAGGGGATTTATTATCCCAATCTCCCGCCGCATTTAAAGGAATGGGATACGGCACGCGGTCGTAAGCCCGCGCCGGTAAAGTGTTGTGTTTGCTGTCGGGGAATTTGACTTTTGACGCTCCGGCGGCAAACGCGGCATTTTGTTCGGCTTCGCCGCGATGCCCGCAAATAATGGCAAAATCCATTTCTTGCTTGGATATGATCAACCGCGCCAAATCCTGCAACCGTGGATCAAGTTCTTTCAGGCACTTTTCAGATTTTCTGCCGAATTTAAACATTCTGCTCCCTCCATCGCTTTCTTTTCAGAAAAGCATTTGCGCTCCGCATATTCGCTTTTTTTGCCGATGTTAAAAGCGGACACCGGACGGAAATACCCCATTACCCGCGTCCAAATCTCGCATGGCTGGCGTTCTTCGTCTTTAAGCGTTACTGTCGCCATAATTGTCCTCGCTTTCTTCATCTTCCGGATACGGGAATCGCGCTTGAATGTCAGCGACCTTTTGCGCGCGCTCTTCAATCAAAGCGGCGATTTTGTCTTCGTCCGGCTCTTCCTCGTCCCGTTCGCGCTGGATATGCGCAGTAATTGGATCAACTTCGACGGCATAGGCTGCCGCGCGCTTTTGCTTCTGTTCTTCTTTTGTCGGAACCGGCGGAACGGGGGCGTAACCTTTAACGTAAGGAATGCCGTCGTAACCGCGTTCCCAATCGCCTTCCGCGAAGCCCTGTTCTTTGAAGTAAGCCAAAGTTTCCTCGTCCGGATTTTCATTCAAAGCGACTTCACATTTTTTTGTTTGTTCATCAATGATTTTAATCAGTTTCATAGTTTAAGCCTCCCTGTAACGCGTGAAATAAATTCCGTCATTCGCGTAAGCGCCGCTGATGCGGTATGAACAATCTTTGGAGACCGGAAAAATAATCGTATCACCTTGTGCCGCTCCAGCATTTCCATTCACGGAAAGACGCATCACCGCTATTTGAGCGCCTGCTTCGTTGTATATATATAGATATGCTGTATACCCGCTTAATGATCTCAATATTATTTGAAGAACGCCGTCCTTTGCCGGTCTGTATCCTTTTCCGCTTGTCGCATACGCCGTCGCTGAAACATCAATTCCCGACCCCCAAGCGGGGACGCCGAAATGGACAATCTCAGATTTTCCTACGGGTGAGAAATTAGAAGCGTTGAAATTGGCCACGCTGTCAACGAGATAGGGAGTAACGCTTATGAATTTACCGCCGGAAAAACGAGCTTGAGCTATAATCACTCTGTCAAGCTCTCCACTTGTATCAACCATCAAGTTCTTTTCCGCATCATATCTCAGATAAGAACCTCTTGGCGACCGCAGGCAATAAGTCTGTCCGTTCTGAATGAATACGTCAAAGGAACATTCGCCCGTATACTGATACGTTTGTGTTATAACGCCTTCGTAAGTCAAAATTTTATTTTTGCACGTTCCGTCCGCATTTCTCCCGTCAGGCGATAACGTCTTATAGCCATCTCTAATCACAAACACTGTCGCCCAGATGTATCCGATCTGATTAAATACCTGATCGACGGAAGTATAAGAAGTTCCTGAATGTGAAGTAATCGCCAGTGGCAAATAGAAATCGCCGTAAGAATCGGAGTGAACATATCCGGTCGAAGGCTCATATGCAAAATTCGCATCGTTTATACCGGCTGAAAAAAGCGCGGTTCCGTCAACTTTTAATAAAAGGTATTGTTGCGTATCACCACCGGATAATGCGGATTTTGTTAAATCGGATTGAATGGTAATATGGTTGCCGTTTCCATCATACACCTTGCTTCCCGCTTTCAAAGTCAACAAGCCGTCGTTCAATTCCAGTTTGATATTCTGCGGAATTTCAAGAATACGGTTGGTCGTGTATGGCGAATTTGATAAATCAATATCGGCTTTCCCTTCTTTTGCCAAATTGATTTTTCCATCAATCGCCTGCGTCAGTTGCGTGTTGTCCGCGTCGCTTGGCGTCAATCCGGCTGAAGAGACTGTATGACGGACTTTTTCTTCTAAAACGGAAACGTCTTGCGCGACACGGGACAAAACGGACGTTGTGTCAAAAATGACATCCACAGTTCCGGCGACATTCCACGAAAAAACAAATTTGAAGAACCACGGCGTTGTTTGCGATCTGTATCCGAGCGGCTGTTCCGGATGCGACCAATAAGCGAACAAAGTTCCGTCTTCTAAAAAGAAACCGATTTCCCGAACGTAAAATTCAGGCGTTCCGGCAGGGATATTTGCCGTGACGGTAATTTGTTTATTTCCGGTGACGCCGCCTGAAAAACAAGAAACGCGCAGAATCTCGTTTTGCAGGGTTTGAACGGAGGATACCGGTGTTGAGCCTGTATCTCCCAAGGCAATATGCGTAATTTTTGCGGCGATTCCCGTCGCGTCGGCATTTCGCATCGCGGCCAAACCGTTTTCTGTAAGAATGGGATCCAAACTGATTTCTGCCATATTAACCTCCTGTATTGATTAAGTTCCCTCGCGCTGTCAGCCGTTGTGCGGAGAAAAAAGAGGCACCGACTGAAACGGAAGCTTTATGCAGGGATCCGGCTGTTAAAATATAATGTTGGGAAAGACGCTTGGCGGCATCAATCAGGCGGTAAGCTTCCTTAACGCGTTCCGGTGAAAAGACCGGTTGACTGATCGGAACAAGGTTTTCATTAACAAGTGCTTCAATTTTGAATGTGCCTTTTTCTCCTTTAGGCGACATTTGCCACCATTCGGTCAAAACACCGGCAATGCCGATCGTTTCCAACGCCCGTTTGACGGCGGCCGGCGTTCCGGTTAAACGCCGCAGATTATCAGCCTCTTTTAACAAGCGGCGAATCATCGTTTCAGACATTGTTCCGGTAACAAAGTCCTGTATTTGCTTTTCTTCAATCAAAACCGGCAAAGCTTTTGCGTCCACTTTGTCGTAGTCTCGAACCGTTAATTTTTCCAACGGCAACGCTTTCAGACGGTTTTTATGGATATCGTTTAAAGCAATTGTGCGTTCATCGCGAATTGAAGATGGCAGAATAACGCTCATGACCGAACCTCGACAGTGAGAGAAATCGACGTGCAGATTGGAAACTGATGCGATTGCAGAGAGACATATTGGCACGGATTAAGCGATACTTTATGAACGCCCGGAACGGAACGTAAAACCTCTATTATCGCGTCAGGCAAAATATCCTGCCCCAGTTTTCTTTTCCAATCATCAAACAAACGGTTTAAAACCGCTAAAGCCGCAGCTCTGACGGTGTCCGCATCGGCTTCCGGCTGAATAGTTAAAGTTTCCGTGACTTCAAATTCAACCGGAACGGCTGAAAAAACGCTGACATCATCGCCAATCGGGCGGACGGCATCGGCAGACAAAACATCAGCGACACGGTCTAAAATTTCGGAAGAAGCTTCGCCGTTCTCTGTCAGAACGTAAACATAAACCACGGAGGGTTCAGGGCTTTGAGGATCAACGTCTATAATATCCGAATGTGCCGACAAAGCAAAATAGCGATAGGCTTGAACCGGCCCGGCGACGGAAAAATTACCGGGAGCTTCAAGCAGACGTTTCCGATAATGTTCCGTCGTTTCCCGATCAGCTCCGCCGGAAGTCTCGGTAATATTTTCCGTCCGGTCAATAAAGCCGATCGGGCGCGTCATTTTATTGATGGCTCCAGTTTCTATATTATTGGCCAATGAACCTGTTACTGAGCAAAGAATATGAACGTCTCCATATTCGGAACCTGCCGGAATAGTCAAGTTTTCCGTCGTGATAAAAGCATATGCCGCGCCTTCGACTTTGACAGCGGTTCCCGATGAGACGGTAACGGCGAAAGCTAATGGTTCACTTAGATAGAAGCGTTGAATACAGCCGGCGGCCGACGGTTCCAATCGGAAAATATCCTTTTGCGCTCCGATGGCGTCAATCGCAGGATAATCGGCGTAAGCGATAAGATTCTGCTCAAAGCCGTATTGTATTTTAGACCGGAGCAGGCTTTCACGATACGCCATCACGTCAATCATAAGGCGGTCTATATCCGCATCCGTCAGCGTTTTTCCGGTTTTTTCCTCATAAGAGGCTATCATTTCGGCGACAATATCAGCCGGATTATTTTCAATGACAACCGGTTTTTCAATATTCATAAAGTCACCTCCGTTTTTGCGGATTCAGAAGCAGTTTTCCAGTTGACCGAAACAAGCAAACCGTTTTCGTCCGCTTTGACCGTAACGCTCTCGATTTTTATCCGTTTTTCCCAACGGGTAAGAGCGGTCGTTACTTCCCGCACAATATGCGGTTTGGCTGTTGTCACCGGCTCATCAAGATAAAGAAACGCGTCACAGCCGAAGTCGGGGCGTAAAGGAACGGATCCCTTGATAGTCGTCAGAATAATTCTGATCGACTGTTCGATCTCGGCAATACCGTAAACGCGGCTTCCGATAGAGCCGATTTTCGCTTGCCAGTTTTTTGTTTTCGTTTCTGTCATACCGCCATTTTAAAATGGCGGTTGATAATGATTAAGGCGCGCCGCGCACCTTATTACGGCATAGGAACTTTCGGAGTTGCGGAATCAATACCCGGAGCCGTGCAGACGTGCGTATGTTCATTAAAGTGCGTCCGTATGTCTTGAATACTGCCTTTTGTATCTTTAACCGCCGTTTTTCCGGTAATCGTTCCGTCAGCAGTCGCATCTTTGGAAACGGACAGAGAACCCGTTATATCAACGTCGCCGTCCAAAGTGATGGTTGACGCTTTTATTTCCGCTGTTCCCGTTCCTATATCCGTTTTTAAATGATGCGATGCCGGATCGTATTCAATGATCGTTCCGTCATTAAACGTGATATGGCATTTATCCGTTGATTTAACCGGCGGCGGATTCTCCTTTGTGTAAAAACTTCCGATAATTGAACCGCTTTTCAAAGCGTCGTCCATCAAACAGTTGACCTGTTCGCCCAGACGAGGCATCCATACCATGCCGGAGCGCGTTTGATTGACGTTCAAATCCCAGCTGATCATATTTTCCCGATCGGGAAAACGGACGCGGGCGGTAACGGTTTTCTCATTGACGGAAACAACGATTCCTGTCGCAAACATCAAACCACCCCCAACGCATTAAGTTCAAGTTCCATTGTATAACCGCTTGTCCGGCTTAATTTGTGCTTTGAGGAGGCTATCTGCATTTTTCCGTCATAGACGCCAAATCCCTGAAGCTTCACATTCGCTCCGGCGCATAGATAGACATTCCCAGCCAGAGATAACGCTCCCTGAACCGACAACGCGTTAAACATAGACAGTTTGCTTGCGGCAATCGCCGACGCCTGCTCACGGGATTCGGCAACGGCTTGAACTCGCCAGACGTCACCGAACGGATACCGATTGTCTGATGCGGATTCTTCTTCCACTGCGGAGCTGTCCGGCAGACGATACGGAACAATGACTTTTTTAAACATCTGAACGGTTTTTGAACTGAATTGATAACTGCTGACGTCATTCCGGTTGATAACGAAAAAAGCGTCCGCTTCGTTAAGAATGCGCTGTGCATGGTAAAACATCTTTCCGCCGCGAACAGAAAAAGCGCAACCGTAGTCTTCGGCAAGACGTTTTAAAAAGGCCAGATCCCGCTCGTTATTTTGTGTCACCCGTTCAAAATAGGGATCAAAGTCTGTTTCAAAAACAAGTGTCAAGCCGTGCAAGGCTGAAATTTCCGTCGCAATTTCAGATAAATGCACATTTTCAAACGCTTTCGTCCGACCGCTTCGGATTTCTTTGGTCACTGGAGCCGACAGACCTTTGATAATTACCGTATCACCCGAATTTGCATCTCCGGCCGCGTCAATATCGTCAATCGTAAACGCGCCGCAGTTTAAAAAGCCTGTTTCCTTATAGCCGATTTTTGCTTCAATCGTATCGCCAAGGGTCGGATACCAGCTGTCAGTCCAACGACCGGAAGAATTATTCAGCTTCAGCGTGATGTCGTCACACGCGCCGTGCCACACGTCCGTATAAGACAATTCAATCAAATCCGCAGATATATCCGCCGTGATGTCGCGTTTATTATATGTCAAAAAAAATGACGGCGTTAAGACTCTCTTTTCCATGGCGGCAACCTTTCAACGGATAACGGTTCGGCATCTAAAACAGGAATAAAAACGCGCAGGCCGCCTTGGAACGTTTCCTCTGGGGACAAGGTTTTGTTCGCTTCAATAATCGGCAGAAAACGGGTGGCGTCCCCGT